AAAACTAAAAACAATGATTGTATTAAACATTTGCAAAGAGGACATCAACTGGAAGGAAGCTAAAAACGGCAAAAACTACGCAAACATAGCTACTGATTACTTAAAAGAAGTGGATGAAAATAGTAATACCCACACAGTATGGAACAATCAATCTAAAGAAGAAAGAGCCGAAAAGGCAAAGAAAAACTATTGTGGTAGAGGTAAAGAAGTTGCTTTTAATGGAGTAAATGCAACAGGTAAAAAAGAATTTGCCGTAAACCAACAAGAATCAGAAGATGATTTACCATTCTAAAACAACCCCTCGTTGGGCGAAAACGTTAAGCGCAAATTTAAAACCTACAACTATGAGCCAAACAACACAAATCGCAAACTACCTAAATAAAGGTAGAAAATTAACCCCAATTGATGCACTTAACAAGTTCGGTTGCTTTAGATTAGCTGCACGAATTAGTGATCTTAGGAATGATGGTATGAACATAAAAACTACCATTGTTAAACTAAAAAATAAGAAACAAGTGGCACAGTATTCGGTTAATTAGTTTATCTTCGTTAAAGGTGTTGCAGACCTATTAAGAACTTATTGCCCTTGAGATGAACTCCTATCTGCAACATAGGAGGGATTTGATAGGGCTATTTTATTTTATGGCAAAGAGATTTACTGACACAGAAAAGTGGAAAAAACCTTTTATAAGGTCTTTAAAAGCCCCATACAAGCTCCTTTGGTTATACATTTGTGATGACTGCGACCATTCAGGCATTTGGCAAGTTGATTTAGAAGTAGCTGAAATAAGGATTGGGGAAAAGTTAGATCAGCAAAAAGCAATACAATATTTTGCGGAAAAAATAATTCCTTTAGATAATGGGACAAAGTGGTTTATACCCAGCTTTATTGAGTTTCAATATCCAAGCGGTTTAAGTGAAAACAACAAAGCGCATACAGGAATAATCAAAAATTTAGAAAGGTATAAAGAACAAATTGATAACTATAAGCCCCTTATAAGCCCCTTGCAAGGGGACAAGGATATGGTTATGGATAAGGTAATGGTAAAAGATAAGGTTAAGGTAATGGTAACAATGCCATTTGAAAGCGAAGAATTTATAAACTATTGGGAAATGTGGAAGGAATTTAAAAGAAAACAATTTAAGTTTACATACGCAACCCCTCAAAGCGAACAAGCATCACTAAAAGATTTGGTTAAACTATCTGGAGGTAATGAAAGAATAGCATTAGAAATCATTGAACAATCAATGGCAAAAGGATGGAAAGGTTTTTTTATACTTAAAAACGAAACAAATGCAACAGGAATTAATCAAAGTCGTAAACCAACTTACTCTGAACAACAAGCCACAGACTTATGGAATCTCTAAACTTGAACCTGATGAGTTAAAAGTATTTTCTGCATTAGAAACAATGAGTGTTGGTAGATGTTCCCCTATTGAGGTAAAAGAACACCTAAAGACTTGTATTGCCTTAAGTGGATGTCAAACACCTACAATTGAGTTGTTTCATTTTTTATGCGAATTTGTAATAAAGAACTATTGTAACTACAAACTAAAAGAACTGGGAGTTGCTTTTGAACTTTATGCAATGGGTAAACTTTCAGTTGACAAGGCAATTACTTTTAACCCTAAATTCTTTGGCGATGTAATGTCTGCTTACAAACCAATAGCAGTTCAGGTAAGAAACAAGACACATACAGAGCCACCAGCAATAGACATACCTAAAATCAATGATGATGAAGTAATTGAGGCATTGTATCAAAATTGGGAGAACTCTACTAAAAAGGGTTGGAAGCTATTAAACACGATGGCTTTTGATATACTATGGAAGCGCAAAGAATTAAACACAACAAACTTATCTAAGGATATAGCTTATAAGATAAAGGCTAAGGTAATTGCTTATTACAAGGTCAATGCTAAAACAGATAAGGAACTGGAAAGATTAACGGATGAATTATTTATAAAAAATGAGTGCAAAAGATATACTTTGTACCTATATTTACAAAACCAAATATGAAACAATTAACATTTATTTATGAATTACTAAAGTTTATGCTCATTAGCGTTCCTTTAGCGTGTTGCATTTATTTAACGGCACATATATATTTTGAAATAAAACGAATGATTAAATGACAGGCATAGACAATAACATTGAAGTGAGATTAATTTATTTAGATACAAAAGAGGAGATAGAGTTTAGATCAATAGCAAAGGCAATTAGGTTTTTAAGTACTGACTATAAAACAATTATGGCTTATATGAACCCAATTAACAAGAAACGCTACAAGCATAAGGATAGATTATGTGTTGTTAGATTGAAAAAGTAACCCTAATTTTGCTTTATGTCATTGATACCTTTACCTAAGTTGTTAGAAAAGACCCAAAAGGTAGTTAATGCCTACATAAGGAAACGAGATGAAGGGTTACCTTGTATTAGTTGCGGAAGCTACAATGGGAATCAAGCTGGACATTACTTTACAGTTAAAGGATATTCGGCTTTAAGGTTTAACGAATGGAATATACACTTGCAATGTGCTGGATGCAATATGTTTAAGCACGGCAACCAAGCAATGTACCGAATAGGCTTAGTAGAAAGAATAGGGGAGAAAGCAATTAAAGAGTTAGAGTTTGAGGCAGTTAACAATAGGGTTAAAAAATGGCAAAGAACTGAATTAATAGAATTAATTGATAAATACAAGTAACATATTTGAAACGTGCAAAGAGGAAGTTATAGCAGGATATTCTTGTTATTCTTTTGTCATTGATGGATGTACGCACTATGTATTTGGAGAAACACAAGAACAAGCATTTGATTATTTAGCAGACTTAATAAATAAATATGGCGAAAGTAAGTAACGGGAATAAAGTAACCTTTGGTAAAAGGAAAACAGGTAAGTATAAGAAGACATCTGGACCAAAAGACAAGGCGGTTAAACCTTATAATCAACAAGGCAGATAATGAAAGACACATACGGCAAGAAACTTTACACGTGTAAATGTGGTACAATAACGGAGGGATACGTGTGGTTCGGTAAGATTAAAGAAACCCAATTTGAATGTATAAAGTGCGGTAAGTGGGTAGGCTTTGACAATTTAGAAAAGAAAGTAGATAGTATTATATCAATACGAACACCAACAAAAAACCGATAATGAACATCAACGAAATCAAACCTAATCCTAACAATCCAAGAAAGATTGATGCAGATGATTTTGCAAAGTTGGTTAAGTCTATCAAAGATGACCCAAAGTTACTTGAGGCTAAACCTTTAATCATAGATGAAAACAACATAATCTTAGGAGGCAACCAAAGGTATCGTGCTTGTTTAGAATTAGGGATGCAAGATGTACCTGTGATTAAAATGCCAAACCTAACAGATCAAGAGAAAAAGAAATTACTTGTAATTGATAACACTCACTATGGAATGTGGGATATGGATATGTTAGCAAACGATGATTGGTCAGTTAGTGATTTAAGCGAATGGGGAGTTAATGTTGACTTTCTTGTTCCAACAAATGAAGAACCAAAAGCAATAGACAATACCAAGAAAGGAACAATTTGCCCTAATTGTGGTGTAGCTTTGTAATAATAAGAGGAAAATAAGAATATATGGCAAACGAACATAATTTGATACCAGTACAAAAAGGAGAAGTAAGAAACCCAAATGGAAGGGGTAAAGGCGTACAAAATAGTAAAACAAGATTATTAAGGTTACTTGAGTTGGTGCAAAAAAAGAAGAACCCAATTACAGGAGAAGAAGAAGATTTTACTGTGCTTGAATTAATGGATATGCAAATGATTAGTAAAGCATTGAGAGGCGACCAAAAAGCCTACGAGGCAGTAGTCGATAGATTAGAAGGTAAGCCTAAACAAACAACCGACATAACCGCTGACATTAAGGGTAATGTGCAAATCACAATAGAACCAGATGCAGATTGTCAACCAATTAAAGATTAAGGCTACTCCTGTCTTTTATGCCAATAAAAAGGCATACGAAGATGGGTTTCCTGTAATATGCAATGAAGGTGGGTCAAGGTCAAGTAAAAGCTATTCAGTTGTTCAGTTGCTAATACATATAGCTTTAAGCAATCCTAATACAAGGATATCAATGGTATCGCATTCCCTACCACATATCAAGCGAGGAGTTTATAGGGATTTTAAAAATATATTGGAGCAATGGAACATTTGGGATGAAAAGGATTTCCGATATACTGATTTCATTTATACATTTAAAAACGGCTCTTATATTGAGTTGTTTGGGTTAGAAGACCCAGATAAAGCAAAAGGACCAGCAAGGGATATACTATTTGTAAACGAGGCAAACCTAATTAGTAAGGCTTTATTTGACCAGCTATTAATTCGTACAACTGGACAATCATTCTTAGACTGGAATCCAGCTGACTTTATTTCTTGGGTTTATGAGGTAGCTGATAACCCAAAGAACAAACGCATCCATTCTACCTACCTAAACAACATATCAAACCTTAGTGAAAGCCAAGTAAGAAACATTGAGCAGTACAAAGACTTACCAGATGACTTTATGTGGAAGGTTTACGGATTAGGAGAACGAGGCAAAGCAAAAGAAATCATTTATACTCAATGGAAGCAATACGATGAAATAGAAAACGGAGATGTATTCTATGGATTAGACTTTGGTTATGTGCATCCAGCTGCATTAGTTAAGGTTACTCACTACGAAGGACAAAACTACTTTGAGGAAATAGTTTATCAAAGCGGATTAACTCTTAGTGATCTATCAAGAATTATAAAAGAGAAGTTGCCTGAAAGAGCAACAATCTATGCAGATGCAGCCGAGCCTAAATCTATTGAGGAATTATACAGACAAGGCTTTAACATTAAACCAGCCGTTAAAGATGTATGGGCAGGAATAGTTAAGATGAAGTCTTATCCAATAAACTTGCACTACAATAGTAAAAACCTAAGAAGGGAGTTTATGTCTTACAAATGGAAAAAGGATAAAAACGATAACGTAATCGAAGAACCTGTAAAGGCAAACGATGACTTGATGGATGCTTGTAGATATGCCGTGTTTACGCACTTAACTAAGATGAAATTTGAAGTGTCGGTATTTTAGGATAAATTATATTAACTTTGTTAAAATACATAAATAATGGGATTATTTGACTTCTTTAAGAAAAGACAGAAGATTAACACGATTTTACCTAATAATTTTCCTTTAGCTTCACAAGTTGCAATACAACAAGGAATAGTAACGTGGCAAGGTGGTAACGCTAAATCGTTTGTTGATGATGGATATGTAGGTAATGACATAGTTTATTCTATCGTTAAATTAATAACTGATAAAGCAAAACTTGCTCCATTCCACGTTTATAAGGTGGTAGATGAAAGAGCAGCAAAGCAATACAAAGCAATGATGGCTCAACCTGATAAGATTGAATCATTTAGAACTTTAGAACAACTGCATAAGAAAGCATACGAATTATACACAGGAGATACAAGACTAAACGAACTTTTAACTTACCCTAATGGAGAAGATACATTTGGAGATTTAGTTGAGCAATGGTGTGGATTTAAACTAATCACAGGTAATTCATTTATCTATGGAAAACTTATTGAAGGAGGAGCAAACAACGGAAAGCCTTATGAATTATTCGCTCTCCCTTCCCAGTATATGGCGGTCATTGCCAACATTAACGTATTTCCACCAACAAGAGTGGGCTACCAATTGTACTATGGTTCAATGTGGTCATTTGACCCAAAAGAGATATTACACGATAAGTACTTCAATCCTCAATGGAACGTTACAGGAAATCAATTATATGGTCAGTCCCCTTTAATGGCTGCTGCTCGTAACTTAACGAGATCAAACGAAGCTAAGACTGCTGCCGTTGCATCATTCCAAAATGGTGGACCAGCAGGTGTTCTATTTATGAACGATGATAGGTTCGACCCAATAAGCGGTCAACAACAAGCACAAGCACTTAAGAAAGCCGTGAGTGAGAAAGGTGGTTCACTTAACTTTAATTCTATTGCAGTAAGTGGTTACAAGGTAGACTGGAAACAAATCGGATTAAGTCCTGTTGAATTAAACATCATTGAGAGTGAGAAGTGGGATATGAAAGCACTTTGTAATATTTATGGAGTACCTTCTCAATTACTTAACGATGCCGACAATAAGACATACAACAACCAAATAGAAGGAGAGAAAGCATTGACTTTACGTTGCGCTATTCCTTTATTAGTTGGTATTAGAGATAACTTAAATAGAAAGCTGAGAACTGATTGGGGTTATGCTGGGCAGAATATTTATATTGACTTTGACCCAACTGTTTATGCTGAACTTGAATCAAACAAAGCAGATCAAGTTAAATGGTTAAACGAGGCTTGGTGGATTGCGCCTAAGCAAAAGATGGATATTATGGGATTAGAGATTCCTCCTTACATTGACCAAATTGAAATGGAGAAATTATACATCCCTTCAAGTTTGCAAAGTCCAGATGAGTTTCAACCTTTAACTCTACCTGAATAATGATTTGGAGCGACTATAAAAAGTTGTATGCAAACGCATTAAAAACCTATTCGCCAAAGTTCAAGAAAGAACTACAAAGGCAAGTGGATACTTATTGCGATACCCAAGATTTAAACGCAATAAGCGACAAGAAAATAAAAAAGACCATCCAAAACCTTCATATTGCAATGGGGGTTAAGATGGCACAAATTACCGAGAAGAATGTTTCTAAATCGGTTAAGGGCTATCAAGGACCAGAGGAGTTTAAGAGTAAGCAAACAGACCTATTTACTTATGTTATGTTGGCTTACCTTGAAAGAAAAGGCTTAGATCAAATTAGTGCAGAGATAACTCAAACCACTAAAAACCAAATTCAACAATACTTACTAAAGTCAGTTGAAGAAGGTTTAACCCTACAAGAAACGATTAAGTTATTAAGAACGGCTGGGATAACGGATTACAGAGCGGAGATGATAGCGAGAACGGAAACAGGAAGGGCGGCAAACATAGGCTCAATGGTAGGAACGGCATCGACAGGACTTGTAACTATGAAAGAATGGATAGCAGCGAGAGATAACCGAACAAGGCGAGTGCCACGAGATATGTTTGACCATTATCATATGGATGGAATAAAAGTAGCTTTCGATGAGAAATTTAATGTTAAGACTAAGAATGGAGGTTTTGAACCTATGTTACATCCTTGCGACCCAAGTGGAAGTGCTGGGGATGTTATCAACTGCCGTTGTACGTTAGGCTATGAAGCCGTGCGAGGAGAAGATGGTAAACCTAAGAAGTTAGCTAATAACCCACCAATGGGGGATATGGGCTTGATTTGGGGTTTATTAACAAACGTTGCTTTACAGGAAGTTTCAAATTTAATAAGAGAAGCACTTGCAGATTAAAAAAAAATAATAACTTTGTTATATGAGTAAGATTGAAAACAAAAGCTACGAGGA